TAAGTTCTCCCTAAGACTTTCTCGGTAGCAGAGCAGTAATCTGATGAATGACTTTATGTATGTCATTCTAGGTGTATCAGTTGCCCTTTCGGGCATTTCGCTGATGGTGGTTAACGCTGCCATCAACGGGCGTTCCCCTCGCGGGGGTCGCCACTGATATAGTCACATATGGCTAAAGGAAGACCTACCCCCAATATGAATGGAGGGGCCTTGAAAAGCCTTATGTTACTCGTAGAGTCAGTCCTCAATGATATTGAGGGCTGGTGCGGCACTAGTACCCGACTTGATCTGAAAACAGTCAAGTCGCGTGTCGAAGATGAAGGTGTATCGTTTCTAACGATTACACTTGCAAACTTTGGTAAAGACCTCCAAAAAGGCCTCGACCAAGGTTTTGTAGATCACGACCTCTTTAAGGGTTTTTCCTTTAAGGGCGGTCTCCCCCGATTTCTCGGAGGTTTCCTTGATCTTATCTTCGATAGGAATGGTGGACGTTTACTCATTGATCCGTCAGTGGTAGCTATCCGAGCCTTGCGTCAGTTTACACTGATGTGGGCAAAGATCCTGCTTGATTGCTCTGATGAGCGTATCAAGGCTGCCTTTGACGAATATATTGAGACTGAACAATCAGTTCGTGAAGCTGACGCTAGAAGAACCGATCAAATGATCGATTCATTCAAGCGTATTGCTTCTTTGGTATTTCGTGATGTTTTCTCTAAGATAGATCGAGAGATCTATCTTGGGAACATCATACCAAAACATGGTCCCGGAACTACTCAGGATGCTACGATTGGCAATCGTAAGTACCTTTGGAATACCTGGACCGACCGTATGGAATATTTATTCCCCGCGCGAGAATTTCTTGCAACGCGGTACGGTTTTGCTAATAGCAAATGTATAAACTGGTTGGAGCCTGGAACAGAACCGCCCGTTAGGGTCATTACTGTTCCTAAAACGTTGAAAACACCTCGAATTATTGCAATTGAACCTGTACACATGCAATATGTGCAGCAGGGTCTTCTCGAACAATTCGTTGAAAAGATTCACGAGGATGACATCTCGCGATCTTTTATCAGATTCGATGATCAAACGCCTAATCAGCGTTTGGCATTGAAGGGTTCCCGAGAGGGTGACCTAGCGACACTCGATTTGAGTGCTGCTTCTGACCGTGTTTCCAATCAGCTTGTGCGGGACATGTTTAGTCACTGGCCTCATCTTTTTGAGGCTGTTGACTCTACACGTTCACGTAAGGCTGACGTTAATGGCAAGGTTATTAGGCTTGCCAAATTCGCGTCTATGGGTTCGGCTCTCTGCTTCCCTGTAGAGTCGCTAGTGTTTATAACAGTAGCGCTCTATGGGATTGAGCAGTCGCTTAAACGCCACCTTACCAGGAAGGACCTAAAGGCCCTCTCTGGTTCGGTACGCACTTTCGGGGACGATATTATTGTCCCCGTAAAGTATGTGCATGACGTCGTCAACGCACTTTCAGATTTTGGTCTGAAGGTCAATGTTGGCAAGTCTTACTGGACTGGAAAGTTCCGTGAGTCTTGCGGTAAGGACTACTACGATGGGTTTGACGTTTCTGTTGTCAAACTCAGGCGTGATATCCCTACCCGTCGTCAGCATGCTGAGGAAATCGTTTCGCTTAGTTCTTTTAGAAATCAGTGTTTTAAGGCTGATCTCTATGAAACGGCGAACGTCTGCGATAGGATTTTGGAATCATTGATTCCTTATCCTTCCGTAGGCGAGAATTCCCCGGTGATCGGCAAACATGTTCATCCTACTCAGATTGACGTAGGACGAATGTGTATCAATCTTCAGCGCCCTCTTGTCAAGGGAGTTAAGGTTGACGTCACTATTGGGAGAGATCCCCTTAATGACGATGCCGCTCTCCTCAAGTATTTCTTGAAGAGGGGCCCTGCCCCACTCTCAAGTGATCACTTGGAGCGTGCAGGTCGTGCCAGGTCGATTCGCATCAAACCTGGTTGGTTCTCGGCTCTGTGAGCTGAGAAGGCGGT